AACAGGAGAAAACTAATGAATGAAGACCTATTGGAAAGAGTATTTGAGTTGTGTTCGGAACTTCACCTTACACTAGAAGAAATGGATGAACAAAATCCCTCACCAGATCTTTGCCAAATGTTGGATACATTAGAAGAACTGATGGATTTGACAATGGATTACGATCAGAAAACCAGTCAACAATAATGATAGCTCTTTTGTTTATCGTACTTTGTGTGTCTATAATCAATCCTGTTGTGGGATTGATTGTTGGTTTGCTTCTCTATCCTGTTTACAGAAAGTGTAAAAATGAAAAATGAAATCAGAGAATGGCTAATCAGTAACAACATAGCCACTGTAAGAGCCTATTATCGTGGCTCTGGAGATGAAGGTAGTGTAGATGAGATTGAGTTTTATAATACAGAAGATAAATGCCTATCGGGAAACGATCTAAAATCAGATTCCAATTTTGTGTTATACAACGATCTTGATTTACTTATAAACAGTCATGTGTATAAAACATTCCCAGGGTGGGAAATAAATGGTGGTGGCAGTGGGTATTGGGAATGGGATGTAAATACAGGTGTTGTTTCAATCAATCATACACAACTGATTGAAGAAAATGAATATGCTGAAACTGATTGGAATAGTATCGAGATTCCAGAATGGATAAAAAGAAATGGTTGAGATACACACTAAAGAAAAGATTAGAGAATGGCTAGTCAATAACAACATAGCCATTGTAAAAGCTTTTTATGAAGGATCTGGAGATGAAGGTTGTGTAGAAAAAATCTCTTTTATACTTGAAGATGGAACTGAATACCAAGCTTCTTGGGTCGATCCCCCTATCAAGAAAGAACATATGTATTGTTCATTCTTTGTTGAACTTGCTAACCTGATTGATTCTCATGTGTATAATAACTTTTCAGGTTACGAAAACAATGAAGGTGGTAGTGGATGGTGGGAGTGGACTATAAAGGATAACATTGTTAGAATAGATCACTCTCAATATGAGATTATAGCACACAAACATCGCATCGCAACATCAGATTGGATGAAAGAAAATGACTGAGATACTCATAAAAGAAAAGATTAGAGAATGGCTAGTCAATAACAACATAGCTGTTGTAAAAGCTTTTTATCAGGGGGGTGGAGATATTCTATGCCACCTTCATGAAGGTGGTGTAGAAGAAATCTCCTTTATTCTTGAGGATGGAACTAAATATGAGGCTTCTTGGATCGATCCTGTTAGAAAGAAAGAACATATGTATTGTAGATACTTTCACAGGCTTGCTAACCTAATAGGTTCTCACATATACGATCATTTTGCAGGTTATGAAATAAATGAAGGTACTGGATATTGGGAGTGGACTATAAAGGATAACATTATTAGAATTGACCACTCTGAATATGAGATCGTAGAACAAAAAGAATACATCGCAACATCATGGGATTTACTAAAGATTCCAGATTGGATGAAAGAAAATGGCTAATCCGTATCATCATGCACTGTCTAGTGTAAAGAAGTTTGGTGGAAAGCCTGAAGATTATCAGGATATCCACGATTGGTTTGACAGTTCCAAAGGTGTCATGGCTGATCCAAGACACAGAGCATATCGACATCATGCTACTGGTATTATGGATTGTGAAAGACACTTTGGACATACCATTACAAACAGTGATGGTAAAGAAATCCCAGTCCGATGGATTGGAGAACAACATGTAATAGAAGATATTGGATGGATTCCATCCCTTCAAGATTGGTTTAGTTGTATCGTATCCAAAAGTTGGATGGTTACGGGTGCTAGGAAACTAAGTAAGGAACTAGAACAATGTTCAACAGCGATTCAGTAAATGTAATCATGAATAAGAAGCGTAAGGTAAGAGCCGATGCTATTACAGCATTGGGTGGTGGCATGGCAGCAACTCTAATATATGATTTTGAGTGCGCTCCCATGACTACCAATAGAAAACAACTTGCTGAGATTGGTGTAAACATCAAACCTATTGATGATTTTATATCCGATGAAGATATTGAATCTGAAATAAGTAAGATTGTCCATGGTTTGTATGTATTGGGTATCGAAGTACATAATACAAACCACCTATCCAGTACTGAGTTATACAAAAGATTCAGTGGTGTACTTGACGAAGAGATTCGTGATATACCTTATGGTGTTGGTGTGTCAGAGATTTTATCTATGAATACCACCAATTCAAATGATTCTGTCAGTAACAGGGACTCTACCTTCCCACGGTTTACCTAATTCCTGTAGCTCAGTTGGATAGAGCAACAGATTTCTAATCTGTGGGTCATTGGTTCAAGTCCAATCAGGAATGTAACGGGCAGTGCCTGATATTGGTAAAAGGTCGTGACTTATAATTGCGCTCATGTGGGTTCGATTCCCACCTGCCCTATTATGTATGGAATATATATTGTTATCGGTAAAAATCCTGGATGGTTGATGGAAGATTATCAGACTCCCGCCGTTTGGAAAACCAAACGAGAGGCTGATGATTTTATTAGAGATTGGATTATTCATAAGAAAAACTATGAGGTAAGAAACTTTGCTAAGTCTACAAGAAATAAAAGAATACGCAATGAAAAATCCAAGACACAGGAATCACATAAGCCTGATCTACCGAAAGAATAATCTATTATCAATCGGTACTAATCATGGTAAGATGCATCCTGAAGCCTTGAGAATGGGATATAAAACCCCATACTTACATTCAGAGTTAGATGCTTATCGAAAGATAAAGAATCTAGGATATCATAATCTAACTTTGATAAACTATAGATTCAAGAACAATGGTTTATTGGGTCTATCTAAACCGTGTCCGTTATGTATGATGTGGTGTTCGGAAATCTTTTCTAAAATCTGGTACACAGATGAGAATGGAGCTATGGTAAAACTATGAACTCATTTTATTGGGATAACTTTGAACAAGGTAAACTAAAGAACTTGTGTGAACAGTTATCTGATCGTAAGTATTTACTAGGTATTGCTGTTCGTATTGCATATGAAACAACACAAAGTAAAGACGAACAACAATCATTCAATGCTTTACTAAAGTGGCTAAGAACAATCCCAGATGGTGAAGTATGATAGATGTAATAAAACCCCTGCCAGTACAATTTATTTCCTCATCGGCTAGAGATGCTGTCCAGTATTGGAGACCAGGAAAGAAAAGATTTTTCCTTGATTTCAAATTACTGACACCACCAAACGGTAATACAAAACTAAATAAAAATAATGTGCCAACCTATGGTTTATCCTTGGCACCACACATTCTCAGTGGATATAATGTGTGTCCCAAAGCAACTAAAGATTGTTCTGATAGTTGTCTTGGAAAGATAGCGGGTAAATCTAGATTTACTTCAGTTCAGCAGGCTAGAATAAGAAAAACTAGGTTACTGGCTATAGAACCTGAAGTGTTTATATCCCAGTTGTTACATGAGTTGTGGTTATGTTCTAAGAAACACGGCTTATATGACTGGGCATTCCGAAGTAATGTTATATCGGATATCAATTGGTCTTTACTGGTACCTGAGATATATACCTTTACTGTAAACAATTACGATTACACCAAGAGGATGGATATATTCAAAAACAAACATGAAGATTTACATATAACATTCTCTTATTCTGGATACAATTTATCCGAGTGTTTGGATGTACTAGATCAAGGTGGTAATGTTGCTGTGGTTTGTACAAATAAAGAACAGATATTGAAGTGGGGTAAGTTCTCATTCCCCAATGATTCAAGATTGTTTGATGTTGTTGATGGCGATGTACACGACCAAAGATATCTTGACCCTGCCAAGTCTATAGTCTTATTGAAACCAAAGGGAAAGGTATTACCCTCTCCATTTCTTGTTACTATGGAAACTATTTCTAATGAAAAACTTTAAAGCTAAATATGGTAACTGGATCGAAGTTACTAATGACCAAGCATCAGAAGAATACTTTAAGAAAGCAGTAAACGAAAACAAAGTGTGGACTGTATTCCAAGATAAAGATTCTTATGTTACTAGAATAGTTGCTGGATTCTTTACCCACAATCGTGGATCTGGTTATGTTATTTCGGATAAACCCTATAACAAAGGAGACTGGATTGAATATGATTGGTAATGAAAAAACTTGTATTCATTGTAAGATAGAGATACCAAAGTCAAGATTAGAAGCACTGCCTCATACAGAAACCTGTGTTAAATGCTCAACAGAAAAATCCTACATTGGATTTATGGATTGGCATCATAAGACAGCACCTGAGTTAGTGTTGGTTTGTCCAAGTAATTCGGAAAATGTACGTCGAGCAACTGCAATTCACAAAAGGAAACGATAATGTTTAAGAATGATTTAGTAGACAGATTAGAAACCCAGTGGGCTTCTATGGGAGATATGGCTAACCAAGAACGAAAGGAAGCAGCCATTGAAATAAAAAACCTACAAGAAAAACTAAAGGACTGTAGAGAAACTGTTGCTATCTTCAAATCTATCGTAAAGTTTTTATGTAATAACAAAGAATGGGATATTACCGATGACTGTGTATGAACTAAGACATGAAATTAACAGCAATGAATCAGCAATGCCTTATTTGTTTCCTTTGACAACGTTAAACTATTGGATTGATTGGATTGAGTGTGCTAATATTAATACAAAAATCCCAGATATTAAATCATTTATGAAATGGGTAGAGTCAAAAGAAAATATTATTGGATCACATATTATTGAAATGGGTTTACCTTGGGAAGATTCTAATGAAGAAGAAAACTAAAACAGAAAAGAAGTATAACTATTGGTTTTATTTTAACACGGGTGATTATATCACTGTAAGTCATAGACTAGAGGATGTATTTCCAACGTTGTATTCAGGTTCTGGTATGTGTTTAAATAGTGGACGTTTTGATGTTTCGTTCTTTTGTTCACCTAAACAAGCACGAGAGATTACTAAATATATCGCATCGAATTTTAAAGGTAAAGTTGTTATAGAGCGGTGTGATAACGTATAAGTACATATGAGATAAACCTCATAGAGCTGGTAGTCCAAAGGCAGAGACAACAGATTTAAAATCTGTAAAGTGTGGGTTCGACTCCCACCCAGCTTATTACAATACCATTGTGGTATTGTTGTTCGATAGTTTGGTTTTCTTTTAGGAGAAAATTATGGCTCATGAAATTACCACGACAGACGGTGCTATGTTTACAAAAGAAAAAGCATGGCATGGTTTAGGTTATGTGGTGGAGAATGCACCTAGTCCAGCAGAAGCACTTAAGTTATCTGGCTTGGATTGGACTGTAACCAAGTCTTCTGGAATCTTTGCAAAGATTGGTAATGATGAAACTTGGGAAGACAGTTATTCAGATAAGTTTTGTGCAATAGTTCGTGACGACACTAACACAATTCTTTCTGTTCAGTCACCTGAATATCAGGTTGTGCAAAACCATGAAGTGTTTGATCTAGCGTATTCACTAGGTGATAATGTAAAGGTTGAGTCTGCCCTATCTTTACAGGGCGGGAAGAAGATTATCTGTCTTGTTCAAGGCAATACCTTTGCTCCAAGTAATTCTACTAATGATTCTATTACTGAGTATCTTGCTTTGTTATCATCACACGATGGTACTTTAGCTCTTAGTGGATTACCAACCAGTGTTCGTATTGTTTGTGCAAACACACTTAGGATGGCTCTCAGTACTGCTAAGAAGAACATGATTCGATTTACCCATACAGGAAACATCGAAGAGAAGAAAGAAGCAATGAGAGAAGCATTGCGAATGTTTGCTCAGACTGGTAAGATGTTTGAAGAAAGTGTTCAGGCTTTGTCTACTACAAAATGGACTACAGAAAACATCAGAGACTTTTATCTTAAGGTTTACGAGCAACTGTTTGCTCCAGTAAACCCCAACCCAGTAACTGAAGATGATTTCAGAATTTATACTGATGCTACAGTTAAGGTTTCCAAGTGGTCAGAGAACTTTGATGAAGAGAGACACAACCTATCTGCACCCCCAAGTGCATGGATGGCTGTGAACTCAGTTACCAAGTATCTCCAACACAATGTATCAGCCAAGGGTCGTAAGGTTGGTTGGGAGAATCGTGCTTATAATAACCTGTTAGGTTCATCACAAGATGAGTCTGTCAAGGTTGCTCAGATGGCGTTGCAAATGATCTAAGGAATTACAATGAATAATCTTGAAATTAAACTTTGTCCTGAAACTTTTAATAATATTGTTAAATCTATTGCAGATCGTATTAATTTAGATGATCTTGCTGATCATCTTGATTATGAAAATTTAACATCTAATCTGAATATTAATGCCGCAGATGTTGCTGAAAATATGCGTACAGATGAAGTTGCTGATTGTGTAGATGTTTGTGATGTTGCTTCTTATCTGAACACGGATGAAATAGCTGAAGAAATTGTAAGCCGTATTGATTATAAGAAACTAGCCTCGGATCTTCTTGCAACACTGCTTGAGAATAAATCAGGATTGTCTACTTAATGTTGTGCAATGATGTGCAAGTTTCATTGTGTAACTACATGGGAAATGATTTGTCTGTATGTAATGCAGCCCGTGTCTCATTCAATAAAAATGCTAGTTTGTATACCGAAGAAGAAAATAAATCTTTAATAAACTATCTTGCCAAGCATGGTCATTGGTCACCCTTTGCACACACCAGTGTACAATTAAGGATATCAGCACCCATTTTTGTAGCAAGGCAGTTAGCCAAACATCAGGTTGGTTTGTCTTGGAATGAAGTATCAAGGCGTTATGTGGATTATGTGCCAGATGTGTGGCTACCAGAAACATTAAGACGACAAGCCTTAAATAAAAAGCAAGGCAGTCTTAATCAAGCTATTGATAATCACGACACAGTTTTAAATACCATGGAACTAAGTCTGAGATCTAGCGTAAAGTGTTATGAAGATTTACTGAAGGCTGGGGTATGCCCTGAACAGGCAAGAGCTGTGTTACCCCAAGCTATGTATACAGAATGGATATGGACTGGTTCTTTGTATGCATTCTTCCGTGTATATTCTTTACGAAGCGACCCTAGTTCTCAAAAAGAAACCCAAGATATTGCTGAAATGATTAAGAGCTGTTGTGAGAAAGTGTTTCCTGTATCTTGGGAAGCCCTAGAAAAAACTTTAGAAAGGATTGTATGAAACAATGGACAAGATTATCTAAAGAAGATCAAGAGAAAAGAATGAATCTTCAGGCTATTGCTGAAGAAGATATGATCATTCTTTCGGAGCGTAAGTATTGGCAAGAGTATGATGTGGCTCCCGATGAGGGTAAGCCAGAACAATCCTTGTTGGATACATGTGTTATAAACTTGACACCTTTATTCCAAGAATGGATAGACTACTCAGCCAAGAATACAAAGACACCAAGCTGGGTATTGCCTTTGTTTGGTGTTGGTGCTGGTAAGATGGCAGACATAACTGTTAGATGTCTTATCATAGAATGGTTTAATGCTAGTCTGTGGGACAGGAAAACTAATGAACACAATATTAGTTTGCCAACAGCCCAACACATAGCGCACGCTATCAGTGAAATGGTTATTGATATTATTGGATATCAACAAACCAAAAGTTTCTTTAGAGAAGACTGGCTTAAACAATCTCACTACCAGAAAAACTGGTCACCTAAAAGATGTAAAGCATTTGTTGCTAAGATGGGCGGTCTTAACAAGTCTTCGTTCTCACGAAAGAATAGAGAAGACTTTGGACACCACATGCTCAGGATTGTAGAAAAGTCTAATGTTATAAACATATTTAACATAAGAAAGAACACTGGTAAACGGTGGTGTGATAGAGTTGTGGTATCGTTTACCAATGAAATTCTACAAGAGCTGCACAAAAGACATACAGATGTTATCTCTTATGCTGCTCTATTGTATAGACCTATGTTGGTTCCGCCAGTACCACACACTACAACATCTTCGGGTGGAAACCTATTACCTTATGTGCGAAAACCTGTAGTGCAAAGGTTCAAGGATGTAATGTGGGATGAAACTGTAGTTCAACATGGTTCTACTCCAAGTGAAATGGTGGTAGAGGGTCTGAATGGAATGATGCATACTGAGTGGAGCATAAACGAACAAGTCTACACAGTAATGAATAATCTGTTTAGAAACAACACTAGAGCTTGCAACCTACCAGCCTACGAGTTCTCCGCCTTCGACTACCCAGAACCCTACCCGAAAGATGGGGCTAAAGAAGATCAGGCTAAATGGTGCGCCCATAAGCAAGAAGCCTATAGCAACTGGTACAAAGAAGAGAGAGCAAGAGGTCGTATGTTGGTAAGACTGAAGCTTGCCAAGGATATGATTAAGTATAAGTTCTTCTATCAGTTGTACACTTGTGACTTTAGGGGCAGAGCCAATGCAGCATGTGATCTACTCAGTCCCCAAAGTTCTGACTTTGATCGCGGCTTAATTCACTTTGCAAACACAGAGAAACAAACACCGAGTGGGTTGTATTGGCTCAAGGTACACCTTGCTAATCTGTTTGATAAAGACAAGGAAAGTTTCTCTGATCGTGTCAAGTGGATCGACGATAACATGGGTATGTTTAAGGAAATAAACAAAGATCCTTATGCAACCCTTGGTCTATGGATGTCTGATAAAAAGAAAAAGAATCCTTCGTTCCAAAGGTTGGCTGCAATATTTGAACTGTGTAGGACAGACGGTCTTACTCAACTACCTGTACAAATGGATGGTAGTTGTAATGGTGTCCAACATTGGGCAGCACTAATGAAGACTGAAGAGTTAGCTAATATGGTTAACCTAGTCAAAGCAGACAAACCTCAAGACTTGTATCAATATGTAGCAAACTTAATTACAGATTTAATGCAACAAGATAAAGATAATGATACTAAGTCTGGTCTTTGGGCTAAACAATTCTTGGACCACTGGGATAACAACATTAACCGTAGTGTAGTTAAGAGAGCGGTTATGACTGATCCCTATGGTGTTACCTTGTTTGGTATCCGTAGATATTGTAGATCTGAAGGACATCTTGATTGGGTATCTAAAGATAAGATTGCTGGTGCTGTTATGGAACTGGCTACCTTTATAGACAAGGCTCTGAAAGGAACCTTGGTAGAACCCAACAAGGGTAAAGTGTGGTTAAAAGCGGTATCAGATATTGCTAGTGAACTAAATAAAAACCTAGAGTGGACAACACCATGTGGTTTTAATGTTGTTCACCAGTATTACGAGCTTGTTACAAGAAGATCGGTAACCAAGTTGTTTAACATGAAGGAGCTATACTTTGGATATCCCGATAAGAATACTATAGATCCTAAGCAAGTTAATCTTGCTATTTCCCCCAATTATATTCACTCATTAGACGCTAGTCATATGTGGTGTACAATTAGAAGGATGTTGTTATCAGGCATAGACTCTCTTAGTATGGTTCATGATAGTTATGGATGTCATGCTCCCTGTGTTCCTATGATGCGAGAGTATACAAAGGAAGAGTTCTGTCTTATGCACAAACAACCTTTACTTGAGAACCTTAAGATTCAATTAGAGAAAATTCTTAATGTACCACTACCTGAACTGCCATCTCAGGGTCAGTATGATATAACAGAAACACTTAATGCGGAGTATTTATTCCAATGAATAACAAAAAAGTATATATGGTTAGATCAGAAGGAGATATGGAAGCAGTAATGGAAAGATTCTATGAACTAAGTAAAACCAAAGCAAAGAAAAAGATTATGCAAATTGTAGTTCCCTCATCAAAATTAAGTAACATAGTAATTTCAAATCTAAACAAGATGTTTACTGTAAAAGATATGGGAGATCCAAAAAATTATCACGTTCATATATTTTTAGAAAAGGATGAAATAAATGAGTAATGTTTTAGTTGTTGGAGACACACATTTTCCTGCGTGTCATTCAAAGTACTTTGACTTTGTTAAAAGTATTTACAGAAAATACAAATGTAATAGAGTTGTACACATAGGTGACTTAGTTGATCACCATACAGTATCGTTTCACAAGAAGCATCCAGAATCTGATAGTGCGCTTGGAGAGTACAACAAAGCAATCAAAGATATTGAAAAATGGTATAAACAATTTCCCCGAATGTCTGTTTGTATTGGCAACCACGATGAAAGAGTCGTAAGATTATGTGCAGACTTAGGAATTCCTTCTCTTTATCTAAAGGAATACAATGAAGTTTACAAAACAAAAACTTGGACTTGGAATTACAGTTTTATTATTGACGGGGTGTATTACACTCACGGCACTGGTAGTTCTGGTTTGTATCCTAGTTTTAATCAGGTAAAAGCACGTGCTATGTCTTGTGTCATGGGTCACCACCACAGTATCGCTGGTATTAATTGGTTGGTTGGTCCTAATACAAGATACTTTGGGATGGATGTTGGTTCAGGTATTGACCACAACCACATTGGTTTCTCCTATGGTAAATACCATCTTAAGAAGCCTGTGGTTTCTTGTGGTGTTGTTATTGATGGTAAGTTTCCCTATCTAGAGGTAATGGATCTATGAGTATATACATTGACGAACTAAAGGATTTAGCTTACTATAACAACGGTGCTACACCCTTCGTTCTTTTAATGGACGCAGTTTCTGTTGTTAAAAAACTAGAGGAAAAACTAAATGAAAAAGAACAAAGCACAACCCTTAATAAAGAAAGTACCCTTAGTCAAAGAAATAACTAAGAAAGAAACTTTTCTTAAAGATGTGGTATTGTCATACAAAATACCAAAGATAGTTAAGATACTGTGGGTAGATGCCTATACAGTAGGTGGTGCTGAGTGGCTTGAAAAAGATGAATCTAGAACTGCTGCTAGAGAACCCTTGCCGCATATGATAACAATTGGTTTTGTTTTATTTTCTGATAATGAGCAAGTAGCTGTTACTAATACTATAGGACCTAGTGAAACTGCTCAAATAAATAAGATACCAAAACGCATGATTATCAGTATGGAAACGCTGCATTAAAGTTGGGGCTAAAGAAGATGTTCTTGTTTGCTCGTTGTCAGTCTAATCGTATAGACTACAGCAAACAGAACCAACTACAAGGATGACTAATGAAGTCAAAGAAGCCAGTTAAGAAAACGGTTAAGTCAAAGAAACCAGTTCGCAAAGCTATGATGACAAAGAAAGGAGGATATTAAATGACAGTTACGGAAACTCAAACTGAAGAAGCTACTACAGGAAATGTTCCTGCTATTCGTAGCGACAGTGTATGCCAGTATCTTTTAAACATGGCTGCTGTTCTAAGTTCAATTGTGGTTGATATCAATGCACAAGTTGCATCTATCAAGCGCATCTCGCAAACTAACAATACAGAAGAAAGTTCTACTAATGGCAACAACAAACAAGAAGACTAAAAGAATTCCTCAATTTATCACACCAACATTGGAAACCAAGTGGAGTAATCTACTGAAGCCAGATGTTGCTTTCGGAGAAGGCAGTGCTAACCACAACATTACTGTTGTTGTTGATACTGAGTTTAAGAAAGTTTTGGATACTGTTCTTAAGAACAGTGGAGCAAAGAAACTAAATGGGTTACGGGAGGCAGACGGTGTTACAACATTTAAAGCAAAATCTAAGGTTCATGTGGATGCTGGCATGTTCCCTTGTGTCGATTCTTTGGGACAAGCTACGGACACAGTTCCGTTTGGTGGTGACAAAGTTCGTCTCAAGTTGGCACCGATGGTTCTAACTAGAGATAATTCTTTATCAATCTATCTGAATGGTATTCAGGTTATTGAGAAGAACTCTGTTACTAAGGACAACAGTTTCACTCCTGTTGAGGGTGGTTTTGTTCGTTCGGGTGTACCAACACGCGATGTAACAGAACCAGAGGATCAGGAAGACAGTGACCTCCCCTTCTAAGACCTTAAGTTGGCAATTCAATATCAATCCTGTGGCTGCTTCTAGACCCAGGGTTAGTAGGTGGGGTGCTTTTTATGTAGGATCTTACAAAAAGTTCCGTGAAGAAGCTGCTGAAAAGGTGTGGAATACCATTGGAAGTGGGTTTAAACCTCTCACCAATACCTTAGCTGTATCTATAGAGTTGCATGTTAAAAGACCTAAGAAAACAGATAAGGAATACCCACGCCCAGATATTGATAACTTTGCCAAAGCTATCTTAGACACCATGAATGGTAAACTATGGGAAGATGATACACAAATTATCTCTCTGTATGTTACCAAACAATGGGCAGAAAAAAATTCTGAGGGTTACTTTATATTACAAGTAAACTGTTGAGGCTGAAGTATGGGGTGTGGGTGTAACAACCCATGCCCCTACTTTATTAGGAGGTATATGTCTGAATCGGTGTATATTACAAAAGAAGCTTGCCCTAAGTGTAAGCAAGAAGGTCGTGACAACTCAAATGATAACTTGGCTGTCTATTCAGATCATGTCTATTGTTTTAGTTGTGGTTATTACAAAGGAGAGTATGTGAAAACAGAAGAACAAGTTGTTGTAAAAGACTTTGTTCCAATACAGGGTTCTTTTGACTTTAGTCAAGAGTTATCTGATCGTCAAATAAACGAGAAGGTGTGTAGATTGTACAACTACCAAGTCGCTAAGATCAATGGTAAGATGGTACAAATTGCAAACTATTACAAAGATGGAACACTGGTAGGTCAACACTTGCGTGGACCTGATAAGCAATTTGCTTGGAAAGGTTCAGCTAAGAATGTTGAATTGTTTGGTCAACATCTATGGAAAACTACTGGTGGCAAACGGTTGATTATTACCGAAGGTGAGATTGATTGTCTTACAGTCAACCAAGTCTTAGGTGGTACTTGGGCTGTTGTGTCTGTTCCTAATGGTGCTGCATCAGCACTAAAGTCTATCAAAGAAAATCTAGAGTTTGTTAACAGCTATGCAGAAGTTATTCTGTGCTTTGATATGGATGACGCAGGACAAAATGCTGCTAAAGAAGTTGCTGATATTCTACCAGCTGGTAAGTGTAAGATTGCAAAGCTTCCATACAAGGATGCTAATGAGTGTCTTATAAACTCTCAGTCTAAATCTCTTGTGAATGCCTTGTGGGAAGCCCAAGCATATTCACCAGATGAAATTTTACATGTATCAAAGATAGCAAATGACACCCAAAATATTGAAGATGTTCGGGTGTATCCATTTCCATATGACAAACTAAGTGAGTTTCTTATTGGTCAGCGTAGTGGTGAGATTACCTTATGGGCTAGTGGTACTGGCTCAGGTAAGTCAACTATTCTAAGAGAGTTAATTATTAATCATCTTGTGGATGGTCGTAGTGTTGGTTGTATTATGCTTGAAGAATCCCCTCAAGAAACAATGGATGATCTTATATCACTATTGTTAAACAAACCAGTACGAGCCATTAGAGCTTCACGTATGATGAATGCTTTACAAGTTAAGATGGGACGATCAAAAATCAGTGTCTCTATCTTTGATGATCTTAGTGATGATGAGTACCAAGCAGCCAGACACAAACTGTGTCAAACTAATCTGTTTATCTATGACCACCTAGGTAACAATGCAATGGCAAATCTATTAGCTAGAATGGAGTTTATGGCTACATCTCTGAAGGTAGATGTTATTGTACTAGACCACATAACAGCAGCAGCTGCTGGTCTAATGGGTGTTGGAGATAAAGATGTTGAGGGTGGTGGTTCTGAGCGTATCATTATAGATACCCTTATGAAAGAGTTGAGATCTATTGCAGTTAGAACAGGTGTTCATATTGATATAGTATCACAACTAAAGAAAACAGATAAGGCATATGAAGAAGGTCACAGAGTTACACTACAAGATCTTCGCGGATCTGGTGCATTATCCTCAGTACCAAACACAGTTGTTGGTCTTGAAAGAGATAGACAAAACCCAGATGAACGGACAGCTAATACTACCTTAGTTAGAGTTCTAAAGAACAGGCTAACAGGTAGGTCTGGTATTGCTACTGCTTTGTACTACAACCACAAAACTGGTCGGTTGGAAGAAGTTAACTTTGCTATAGCTGATGATGGAGAGGTCGCATTTGAACCAGTTAATACAAATATATGAAAACTTGTATACTAGATATCGAAGGTAATGCTTTATCAGAAGTCAATATAGAAAAGAAAGGAATTGCTAAAAAAGAATGCACTAAAATATGGTGCGTAGCAACAAAGGATTACAAGGATTCTAAACCTAGGTTGTGGACCGAAAGTCAACTAAAGGATTTAGTTTTATACCTCAGTAAGTTTGATGTACTTGTGGGTCATAACATTTATGGTTATGATTTACCAGTGCTAGTTCGCTTATTGGGTTTAACGATGCCAAGACTTGTTGTAGATACATTAGTTGTATCTCGCTTAATGTTTCCAGACAGGAACGATCACAAGCTTGGTGGTAACTCTTTGGAAAACTGGGGTAAGTTTCTTAAGTTTCCTAAAATAGAATACAATGGAGATTGGTCACACTACTCAGATGACATGGGTAGGTATTGTCTAAATGATGTTCTCCTTAGTGAACAGATATATGAGTATCAATTACCCTTTATCATCACTAATAAAACATTAGTTAAATTTGAACACCAAGTTTCTCATGTCTTATTCAAACAAGTGGAGAATGGTTTTGGTTACAATCTAACATTGGGTGACAATCTACTTGAGTCTTTGATTCTAGAAAAAGTAGAAATTGAAGACAACATGCGTGAAATCTTTCCAGATAAGATACACGTAAGGTACTCAAAGAAAACAGGTAAGGCACTTAAGAACAAGGTCGAAGTATTCAACCCAGGTTCTAGAGTACAGATTGCTGAGAGGTTGGAAGAAAAGTACGGATGGGTTGCACCAACTACAGATAAGGGTAATCCTAAAGTTGACGAAGAAGTTCTAAGCAAACTAAAGTATGATGAAGCCAAAGCATTGGTAAAATACTTTGATCTTGTAAAACTTATTGGTCAAGTTGAAGACTGGAATCTCAGAGCGTTTGCTTCCCGTGATCACAGGATACACGGTAGCATCAACCCTCAGGGGGCAGCGACTGGTAGATGTACCCACAGCCAACCTAATGTAGCCCAAGTCTCTAGTGACCCTAGGGTTCGTTCCCTGTGGTTTCCAAATATAGATGGATATGTTCAGGTTGGTTCTGATCTCAAGGGTTTGGAATTGAGAATGTTGGCACACTATATGTCCAAGTATGATAACGGTAACTACGCTACAGTACTGATCAATGGTGATATACATTCCCACAACCAAGAAGCAGCTGGTCTTGCTGACAGAAACTTAGCCAAGTCCTTTATATATGCTTATCTATATGGTGCTAGTAACACAAAGTTATCTAAAGTTCTAGGATGTTCTTCTGCAAACGCTGACAATCTTCGTAAAAAGTTTCAGAAAGAAATCCCTGCATTGACTAAAGTTCAAGAACAAGTTCGGTATGAATTCTTAAAATCCAACAGTGTTACTTTACCCGACGGCAGATCAGTTCCTGTTCGCAAGGAACATGCTGCATTAAATACCCTGTTACAAGGTGCGGGGGCTGTTGTATCAAAGTTATGGATGGTTATTGCAGATGAGCAACTAAATGCCAAGTATGGTAGCAAAGTATTTCAGATGGCTTATATACATGATGAACTACAGTATGCTGCACCTAAAGATATAGCTGATGATGTTGGTCAAATAATTAAAGACTCAGCTAACAAAGCTGGTGTCAGACTTAATCTTAATATTCCTATAGATGCCGAGTATACTATAGGTTTGAATTGGAATGATACTCATTAAGGAGATATATGTTATTAGATTGTGTTAAAAGAGATTTAAATAAACCCCTTACTTTATATATTGCTGGTCCTATGCGTGGTTATGCGTTGCATAATTTCCCAGCTTTTCATTCAGCAGCTAAGAAGTGGGCTAAGAAAATACCTGGTTGTACAATTTTTAATCCCGCTGAAATGGATGAACAAGCTGGTTTTGATGGCAACAGTGTTTCATTAGACAGTAAGGAACATCTTAAGTCTTGTATGAAGCGTGACTTGGATGCCATTATGAAATCAGATGGATTAGTTATGTTACATGGTTGGGAAAATTCTGAAGGAGCCAGAGTAGAACATTCTTTAGCTGTCTATCTTGGTTTATGTATATTCTATGAAAGTTAAAGTACAAGCTTGTTTTTACTCAAGCTATAAACTACAAGGTTGGCGTAAGCTTGTAATTGCTTTAATGCAAATGACTAGGCATACCCATGTACACTTAGAAATAGAACACGATAATAATAAGTACATTATCTTAACCATAGATGGAGACAGTCCACGCATCTTAAAGTTGGGGCTAAACAAGAAGTTTCTTGGCGTTGATCCCTATTACAGTTATTCATTTGGGCTAGTTAATTTAGATCCTGAATGGCAGGACTTTGTAAGCTCATACAAACCAACTAAACACTGGGATTTAATTAAGTACCAGATACTGAGATGGTTTAACCTACACCACAGTAAGCGCATTCCCCCAACATGTGCTACATTTGTTTCAGATTTTATGTTCTTGCATAATATTTCTGTACCAATGTTCTTTTCACCTAAACAATTATGGAGATATTGGCATGATGGTTATAATGTTTGGCGGTAAAGCACGGGTTGGTAAAACAACCCTTGCTAAATTATTTACAGAATACTTGTATAATAAAGGATACTCTCCAGTTATTGTTCCTTTTGCTGATGTATTAAAAAGAGAGGTAGAAAAAACTGGACTAACAAAAGAAGCTAATCCCGAACAATATAGATTAGCTTGTCAAGTTCTTGGTTCAGGTATGCGTAAGAACAATCCTGACTTTTGGGTTAATAAATTTGAAGAGCGGCTTAATGAAATTAAAATACAAGACATTGAAAACTTAGAAACCAACCCAAAAAAGTGGCATGAAAAATGTGTACTGGTTGATGATTGTAGATATTTAAATGAAGTTAACTTTGGTAGAAAGATTGGTGCCTTACAAGTATTTGTAGCTCATGGTAAAAGAGTTGTATCAGAACATGATGCACCTTGGCGTAACCATGAAAGTGAAGACATGGCTAATAAGATAGAATCTAGTAATATGAATTACACAGAAATGTTTCACTATAGATTATTTAACGAAGGTACAGAAAAGGAATTCAAAACCAAAGCTACTAATTACTTTGAGGATTGGTTAAACTATATGAAAAGTGATGATAAAGTTTTGTGTGATTGTTTAGGCTGTATGAAAACAAGATATGATATAGCTCTTACATTAGGGGATCTAGAACAAATTTTAGATAAAGCACACAAGAAACTTGCGGAAGAAGATGACGAAGATTTAGAAGATATATTGTGACAAAACATTTACACTTGGGTGTAAAGACCGACAATTTATCACAGGAGAATATTAATGGTTGATCCAGAAGATGAAGATTTAGAAGACGATGTAAACGATAACGAGACAACACCAGAACAAGATCATGCTTATTGGCTGGACTTACGTAAGAGGACAAGGATGGAATACGATGATGAATCTTGAACCAATGCCTAAGGTTGCTGTATTAGACGGCGATATACTAGCGTACAGGATTGCTTTCTGGGCAGAGTCTGAGGGTATTGAAGATATTGAAACCAGAGTAGATCATGATGTCAAAGCATGGGTACCCCCTGGTATTACTACAGTACACATAGCAGTATCATGTGCAAGGTCTGATAACTTTAGGCGTAAGATTTGGGATCCGTATAAAAGGCACAGGGATGTTAACCGAAAGGTTCCCGAAGCTTTACCCTTAGCCGTTGAGTTGGTTACCAAAGTTGGTAACAAGTTAGATATTCCCCAACTAGAAGCTGATGATGTTATGGGTATCATGGCATCAGGCTATCGTGCTGTGGCTGTAACCATAGACAAAGATCTTAGATCTGTACGGGGATGGCATTGGAATCCAGATAAAGAAGATAAACCAGTTCTTGTTGATGCTAGACAGGCAGAGTATAACTTTCATAAGCAGTGGCTTACGGGGGATACTACTGATAACATACCTGGAATCTGGAAGTGTGGTCCAATAAAAGCACAGAAGTTATTAGACTCGGTTCAACCACACAACTGGACCGACGCTGTTTTGGGTGCATACGAGCAAGCTAAAGATGCACAAGGAAACCCCTACAGTCTTGATTATTGTGTAAAAATGGCACAATGTGTTAGGATATTGCGGGATGGAGAGTATAATTCAGATACAAAAGAACCAATTCTATGGAACCCTGCCTAATAGTTGGGGCTATAGAATACAACCAAGGATAAGATATATGTCAACAGATAGTTATTATATCAGTTCAAACACCTTTTCAAACCCCACTGAGGTTTCAGCAGCAACCTATGTTCACCAGAACTATAACGCTGTTAAGGTTAAATTAGAACAAAACGCAAAGCTACCAATGTTTCAAACGGCAATGTCCGTAGGGGCTGACCTAGCTTGCTTAAACGAGTTTACTTTACAATGTAATATGCCAACCCTGATTGATACAGGTGTTTCTTTAGAGTTACCTATAAACACAGCTGGTTTAGTTTATATTAGATCCAGCGTAGCCTTAAGTGGTATTGTCTTAAGTAATGGTGTCGGTGTTATAGATCCTGATTACAGAGGTACAATTAAACTTATGTTAACAAATATATCAGGTGGTATAAAATCATTTTCTAAAGGTACAAGATTAGCCCAGTTAATTCTTACTCCAACCATATGTGCTAGATTTGTTGAAGTTACGAATCTTAATACTACAGATAGAAATAATGGTGGGTTTGGATCAACTGGAGTTTAATATGAATACATTTCAAGAATTTATAGCACTAAGTCGTTACTCAAGATGGCTACCAAATTTAGGTCGCCGTGAAACATGGGAAGAAACAGTAGAAAGATGGTGGTCTTTCTTTACAAACAAAGCACCCCAATTATTAGAAAGACCTGATATTAAATCAGCCATTCTTAATCTAGAAGTTCTACCCAGTATGCGTGGTCTTATGACCGCTGGGGTTGCTTTAGAAAAAGATAATACAGCTTTATATAACTGTGCTTATATGGAGATTGATTCTCCCAAAGCATTCTGTGAACTAATGTATATCTTAATGTGTGGCACTGGTGTTGGCTACAGCGTTGAATCACGTTGTGTAAATAAATTACCTCTCGTACCAACATCAATAGAAAAAGTTTGGGAAAAACCCATTGTTGTCGAAGACTCAAGAGAAGGTTGGTGTAACTCTTTAGAATCATTAATCACAAATCTTTACAGTGGAGTTCATCCCAAGTGGGATACTTCTAAAGTTCGCAAAGCAGGCGAAAGACTGAAGACATTTGGTGGTCGAGCAAGTGGACCACAGCCCCTTGAAGAAGTGTTTAGATATGTAACACAATCATTTTACAAAGCACGAGGTCGCCACCTCAGTTCTCTAGAGTGTCATGACATCTGTTGTAAGATTGCCCAGTCTGTTATTGTGGGTGGTGTTCGTAGGTCTGCTATGATTTCACTGTCTGATCTATCAGATCGTGAGATGGCAAACTGTAAGTCTGGTGCTTGGTGGGAAACGGCATCACACAGATCACTAGCAAATAACTCTGCTGTATATCAAGATCGACCTTCTATGGGGCAGTTCATGGAAGAGTGGTCTGATCTTTATAACTCGCACTCAGGCGAACGTGGTATTTGTAACAGACAAGCCATGACTGATATTGCCAAAGCATCACACAGAGATACAGAAGAATATTTCTTTGGTACAAACCCTTGTTCAGAAATTATTCTACGACCCAATCAATTCTGTAATTTATCTACAGTTGTTGTTCGGGCTGATGATAATATAGAAACTTTAAATCGTAAGATTGAACAAGCTACTGTTATAGGTACAATCCAAAGTATGTTTACACATTTCCCATACTTAAGAAACTCTTGGGAAAAGAATTGTAAAGAAGAAAGATTGTTGGGTGTCAGTATGACTGGCATCTTTGATAACAAACTTATGTCTGGTAAAGAAGGTAGACCAAAGCTCAAGTATGTTTTGGAAGTTTTAAAAGAAACTACTGAATATACTAATCTTGTTTGGTCTGATAAATTAGGTATCGCTCCTAGTAAATCAATCACGTGTATCAAGCCAGAAGGTACTACATCTTGTTTAGCAAACTCAGCGTCTGGGTTACACCCAAGATACTCTGAGTATTATTATAGACGTGTACGGTTGGATAAGAAAGATCCAATGTATGCTATGATGAGAGATCAAGGGGTTACGGTAGAGGATTGTGTAATGAATCCTGAGTCTACAGCTGTGTTTACATTTCCCCAAAGAGCAGAACTAGGTACACAAACCAGTGAAACACTAGGAGCAATGGAACACCTACAGCTATGGTTAGACTATCAACAATTCTATTGTCACCATAAGCCTAGTATCACTGTGTCTTATACAGATGATGAGTTCTTAGAGATTGGTAACTGGGTTTGGAAAAACTTTGATAAGATATCAGGTATATCATTCTTACCCAAGTGTGACCATACATATGCTCAAGCTCCCTTTGAAACTATTGATGCTCGTACCTATAACATGTCTCCAAAAGTTCTTGTAGATTTTTCTAAGTTAAAGGATTATGAGTTAAATGATACAACAACATCTTCACACTCTATGGCTTGTACGGCTGGGGGTTGTGAAATTATTTAAGAGGTATTACTATGGCTTTATACAACGCTGATCGCGTAACTGATCGCGCACAACGAGAAGCTGATAATAGACAACAGATGGATATAATAATGGCTGCGTATAACCGATACCTTGAAAACTTACAAGCACCTGTTGTATCAGGACCTATGCCAAGAACAGTGGTAGGTAAAAAACTTTATGATACATTTAAACCTCAACAATTAGGGTCTGTTGGGTTTACAATTAAGGAAAGAGAAAGAAGTGCTGATGAGTTTTTATTTAATGCGCGTACTCCTGAAGAGTTGCTGACTATGGCTGGTATTAAAAAACCAGCTAATTGGAATCCCTACTATTATGCTTTTGAAAGAAACCCTTATACTAACATGGGGGAGCGAGTTATAAAAGAAACAGAAGATGATTATGCAAACAAACTAAAAGCTGCCAATAAACTATTTGAAAGTGCTAAAGCTACTTCATTGACAGGCGGCTCCAGTTTCTTTAACTTTGCCAAATCTACTGAAGAAGAAGAACTAAATAAACGATATGACTTTAATAAATTCTTGCCAGGAATTACAGAAGAATTACAAAATAAATACAGCGCTTTGGGAGGTTATCAGCGTGGTTTACTAGCAAATGAAACCGTAGAAACCAGCGATGATGAAAAAGTTTTATTTAAAACTAACCCAGCAATGGCAGTAGAAGCTGAGATAAAAGCATTGCAAAGTACTTTTAAAGATATAACTAAAAAAATAAACGACGAGTTTACAAGATACAGCCAATCCCAAAGAAAATTAGGGTCATATCAATCAGCCGCTTTATCTGAAGAACAGATGATGCAAGCTTTGGGTCAACAAATAAGATCCACCTATACTACCTTTGGAGGACAAGCAGAAGATTCCTATATAGGAAATCAATATATGTCTCCTATAGATAAAAATATTGATTTAGAAAACTTTAATATCCAAGACTATATGAGTGGTCTTCCAAAACCAAGGACAATACAATGAGCTTTCAAAACAATTTTAAACTAAGATTAAATACAAATATTTCAACGCTGTCTTCTTCAGACATTAGGTTAATTTTAAAAAATTTATATGAAGAATTAGAAACACTTAAGACAGATATAGATACAATCAAAACACAAATGGATAAACAAGTAAATGAAACAAGAAATATATCCCAGGATAGACCCAAAGTTGGTAGACCTGTTGGAAAAGATGTATCCACCTCTTGAGTATGATCCTGAATTAACCTCGGAACAATGGACACGCAAGTGTTCTTTTAGGGCTGGTCAAATAGAATTGATAAGTAAATTAAAAACAATATGTAACAAACAAAAAGAATCTGGAGGTACTTATGGGTGGTAGTCCAACTATTTCGGGAGGTATGACATTTTCCGAACAACAACAATTGTTAAGGGAAGAAAGAGAATTCCAAGCACAACAAGAAGCTCAACGAAGAACTGATGCTGAAGCTGCGGAAGCTAGACGAGTAGCTAGAGAAGCAGCAGAGCGTACTAGAATTAAACAAGAAGAAGAAAAACAAATTCAAGCAGCAACACAAGCAGAACAAGAAGCTATTGCAGAAGCAAACGCGCAAGCTGAAGCTGGTCAACAACAGGGTATGGCTGGTTCAAATGTGTCTAACTTAGATTTCTTTTCTTCCCTATATACAGGTATGAGTACACCAGGTACATAATATGAAAAATTCTTTAGCAGATAGATTTTCTAGATTACACTCAAACCGAAACTCTAAACTTGTTAGATCAAGGTACTGTGCTGCATTAACCATTCCATCTCTACTACCTCCAGAGGGGTGGACCGAAGAACAAATGCTGCCCCAACCCTTTTCTTCAGTTGGTTCGCGGGGGGTTACTTCTTTAGCTAGTAGAATGTTGTCTGCTATGATGCCTGTAAACGATACACCATTCTTTAAATTTAATCTTAAGTCTGGTGTTGATCCTTCTGTTGAAATAAAAGCATACCTTGAAACTTTATGTTACCAAGTATATAGAAGATTGTCATCTACCAATCTAAGAGAAGTTGTATATCAAGCTATTCAATCATTGATTGTTGTTGGAGATTCTTTAATACATTTAGAAGATGATTATAAGTTTAGATCCACACGACTAGATCATTATGTAGTTCAACGAGCTGTTGATGGTTCTGTTCAAGAAATTATTTTTATAGAATATGCTTTACAAAATGAAGATGCTATTTCATATCAAATGTTTGGTGTAGAAAAACAAGGATATGAAAAACAGTTCTGTCAACTAATGTTAAACAAAGATGGTAATTGGGATTATAGAAAAGAAAATGCAGATGGTGATTTATTAGCTGAAGGTGTTTATGAAATTGCCCCCATGTCTATCTTAAGATGGTATGGTGTAGCAGGTGAAAACTATGGTAGATCCCATTGTGAAGATACCCTTGGTGATCTTCAGTCTTTAGATTCATATACCAAAGCAATGCTTGATGGTATGGCTGCTTCTACGGCATTCTGGATGTGCCTAGATCCCAGTGGTATCACGGAGATTGATGACGTAGCCAGTCAATCTAATGGCTCTTGGGTCCCTGCTAGAAGAGAAGATGTGTTCGTGTTGTCCCCCAGTCAAACAATGAACACTCAAATTTCAGCAGCACAAACAGCAGTGGAAGTTATGCGTCGTGAGATTGGTCAGGCTTTCCTAATGTCTGCTAGTGCTATCCCTAGTGGAGACAGGGTTACTGCTACTGCTGTTAGAATGATTGGTTCAGAATTAGAAACCATTCTTGGCGGTGCGTTCTCTGCCATAGCTAGGGATTTACTTGAACCCATTATTAAGAGAACGGTTTTCTTAATGATTGAAGATGGTTCTTTAGATAAAAGAATGTACGACCAATTCTTTAACAAAGACGGTACATTAAACATCGAAGTTGTTACTGGTTTACAAGCTTTATCTAGAGATACAGACTTACAGAAACTAATGCAAATGGGAGAAATGGTTCGCAACCTTCCTGAGTCTGCTCTTAGTTCCTTTAAGTGGTCTGAATATGCTAAAGCATTGATATCTTCCTTAGGGTTTGATTCAAGAAATTGGGTTATCTCTGAAGAAGAACAACAACAAATGATGCAACAACGACAAGCTCAAGAACAAATGTTGCAACAGCAACAACTCACACAACAAACATTGGCTAAAGCTGGTACTGCTGCTGCAATGCAAGACATAGAGCAAACAGGTGGTCAAGGTGTTGCTAATGTATTACAAAACGCTGGCGTTGATATGTCAGCATTCCAAGGATAATATTATGGCTAGTAAAAAAGATGCTTGTTATCACAAAGTAAAATCTAGATATACTAAATGGCCTTCAGCTTATGCAAGCGGTGCTTTAGTTAAATGTCGAAAAGTTGGTGCTAAAAATTGGGGTAAAGGAAAAAAATAATATGGCAAAGAAATTAGATAAAGCTAGTATGCCTTGTAATAAACCCCGCAAGTCTCCTAACCCCAATAAAAAAAGGGTTGTTAAAGCTTGTGCTAATGGTAAAGAAAAGATAATTCACTATGGTGCTACGGGTTATGGTCACAACTATAGCGCCGGTGCTAGAAAATCTTTTAAAGCTAGGCATAAATGTGATTCAGCTACCAACAAACTATCCGCTAGATACTGGGCTTGTAAGAATTTATGGGCTGGGTCTGGTGGCTCTAAGTCATCTTGCCCTAAAAACAGAAAGTGTAAAAAGTAATGGCAAAGAAAAAAGCTGATTTTTCTTTAGAAAAAAAGAAAGGTTTACACGGTTGGTTTTCTCGAAACAATGGTAAGGGTTGGATTAACTGTAAGACAGGAGGACCATGCGGTCGTTCCAAGGCTGGTAAAGGTTCTTATCCTGCTTGCCGTCCAACTAAATCAATGTGTACAGCTAAAGGTGTTCGTGCTAAGAAATCCGGTAAGAGAGTATCTTGGAAATGAAAACTAAATTTAAATGTAATTGTGGTACAACAACCAGATTGACTGGTAAACATGCACAAGCCAAGGTCAATCCTAAGGCTACTAGCAAAACAAAGAAAGGTTAAGAATGACAGATAGTGAAGAGACTCCAGAATTTGAATATCAAGCAGAACAACCTGAATCTCAGGCTCAAACTGATCTTAAAAATTCGGAACAATCCCTAGTTTCTACTGAGCAAGATGTACAGAATGCTAAAGAAAGACTTGCATTTGAAGCTTATGTTAAAAACAATGGTAACAAGATTCCCGAAAACTTTAAAGATGCGGGTGCTTGGTTTGATAGTTTAAAAAATGCACAACGGGAATATACCAAGTCACGACAAGAGTTGGCTGCACTAAAGAATCAATATGCTGAACAAGGTTCTGTAAATAAACAATATAAAGAACCAACTCCAGAACCACCGAAAGTTGTTGAAGATACAACTAAGCCTATTCCAGAAGTTCTCAGGATTCCAAAACAGGAAACACCCCCTGAGGCACCTCCCCAAGTCTCCCCCTCCGTTAGCGAGGCTGATTGGAAAAGCTGGACTGTTGAGTATGCAACTCAGGGTACACTTAGCGATGCTACCCAAGCTATAATCAGAGAAAAAACTAAGTTGCCTGAATATGTTATTAACGAGTACATGACAGGTCAAAAAGCTAAACTTGAAATGGCTTACAGTAAAGCAGCAGATGTTATTGGTGGTAGGGAACAATTGAATAAGCTGTTTACATGGGCTAGTAAGAATCTTACTCAGCCAGAACAAGACAGTATGAATGCTTCTTTAGCTAGTCCTAATTGGGAAATTGCTTTGATGGGTCTTAACAGCATGTATGATAAGAAGAATCCAAACATGCGAAGAACAGAACCAGCAACAACACCAACTACAAACAAACCTTCTATAGCTAATACCCAAGTTCCCGATATGCCCTATAGGACAAAAAGGGAATTCTCAAGTGAAAGAAACAATCCAAGGTTTGCAACAGATGCTAAGTTTAGAGCAGCCGTTGAAAGGCGAATGATGCAAACTGACTTTAATAAACTACAACCATAAGTTTTCAATTTAAGACTGAGAAAACTTATTATGATTTTATACCCAGCAAGAAACCCCACCTAGGTGCAATGGTTATTCTTGGTATGTAAATCAACATAGACATCAACTCTAAAAAGAACTACTGATTCTGTGTAATCTTTAATTGTCTTTTCTAGTTAACAAAAAATTTTAGGAGATTTTAAAATGCCAGGAGATAATTTAACACATGATGAGTTAGCACTGCGAACAGCAGTTGGAGATGGACCATCAGGTGGTGCAGCAGGAGCTAACAAGCTTTGGCTACCACTTTGGTCAGGCGAAGTAATTAATGCGTATGATGAGTACAATATGTTTGAAAACCTAATTACCCACAAATCACTTAGTGGTGGGTTTTCTTATGAATTCCCAGTAACGGGTAAGGTTTCACTACAACCCAACTGGAATGCTGGAGTAGAGCTTGTTGGTGGTGATTCTAGCAGCACAACCTTCAAGATTAATCTTGACAAGCGACCTATGGCAGCACACTTTGAAACTGATAATGTAGATTTATTGGTTACTCAGTGGGACTACCGTAGCGAGCTTGCAAGACAAGCTGGTTTAACACTTGCAACCGCAAGAGATAAGCAAATTATCTCTACGCTAATTGGTGCTTGTGTTGCTGCTCCACTAAATTCCGATCCACGAGGTATTGTTGAAGCCGACTTCCCAGCACCAGTTGTTGTGGACACTACTACCAGTGCTATTGGTGTAGCTGTTAGTGGTTGTACAGAAACTGCTGCACTGAACATTCTTCAAGCAATTGAGAATTATCTTGTTAATATGCAAGAGAAAAACTTCCCAATTAATGATGTTCATTGTGTAGTTACACCAAAAGTATTCCAAGTTATTCGTGCGCTTGGTATTCCAAGAGCAAGCAACCAATTTACCCAGAACCCAATGTTTACAGCGGGTCAGGCGTATGGTGGTGTTGGTCCAGCTGGCTTTGCTGGAATGAATGCAATGGGTGATTACTTAGATTACATGGGTGTGAAGATTTGTAAAACAAATCACATTCCACGTACAGATTTAAGTTCTGGTTCAAATGGGGTTGGAGAAGCTAAGTATAACCTTGATTGCAGCAAGTTTAATATTTTTGCAATGATCTTCCAAAAGGAAGCGGTTGCTGGGTTGTCCTTGATGGGTATGAAGGTAGATACAGTCCAAGATGTTCGTCGCAATACTCAGTTCACAGTTGCCAGTATGCTCAAGGGTACTGGGATTCTGCGACCTGAATTGTGCCAGATCTTGGTAGGTACTACAAGCGTATCCACCGCAAATGAAAGTGGGGAAATTGATAGCCGAGGAGAGCTTGTGACTCTCATGGGAGCTAATGCAACTACTTTGACCGGTCAATACGCAGTTACTTCATAATTTTTTTTTATTACATTTTATTTCTGCCTTCAAGTTTCTACCGAAACTTGGGGGTTTTTAACAAGGAGGTGTTTATGGGTTTAATCACAAAACTACAGGCTGTTAATCAAATGCTGTTAGCGACTGGTGAAAACTTAGTTTCAGATTTAGAAAACTCTAGTGGTGTAGATACAGGAATTGCTGAACATATCCTAGAACAATGCAGCTTAGATTTTCAAATGCGTGGGATGGCTAATAATAAAGTTATTCGTAAAATGAATGTTGACCTTAACTATAAATTAGTATTACCTACAGCAGACTCGGACGAACTTGGTATAATTGCAGCAGAGTTAGTATCTTTCCATATTAACGAAGACAATACACAAATCAGAGTTCGTGTTTTAAATGAATCTCCAAATCGACTGTGGAATATAACAGACGATACTGATATATTTGAAAGTAATGTTGATTATTATGTAGAGTTCATTATGAAACTGCCTTGGGACAACTTGGATACCGCAGTGCAAAGAGCGATTCTTAGTTCAGCAATGCGTGAGTACCAAGCATTAACTCAAGGAGATCCCGCAACCGATTCTTATCTAGCTTTCCAACAACAGATTTTTAATGCCAAAGGAAAAGCTGCGGATATAAACGATAAAAAGAAAAACATATTCTCTAGTGGGGACCCTTCCCTGCAATCTGCGGTAAATCGAAATGCCTATACTAATGATCCCAGTCGGTTTAGATTTTGGAGAACAAGAGGATAACACATGGCAAGAAGACAATCTAGTGGTGATACTACAACCAGAATATCAATCCCAAATATTCTTAGTGTCAGTAGACAGGCTACAAACAAGAGACAACCACAAGATGCTGAAAACATTGACAATGCTTTAGTTACTTTAGAAAGAAACGTTGAAAAGCGTTCTGGGTTTACTGTAGTCCCACAAAACACAATAGCCAATCTTTTAAATACGGGTTGGGATTTTACTAATGAAGATTGTCATCTATCTTTACATGAGTTAGAAAGTATTTCTAATAATGATCTTTGGTTTTATTGGTATAATATAAACGAAGAAACTAGATTTTTAATTGTTGTAAATTTTGATGCCACTGGTAAAGACCAACAATTAATTTATACCTATCAACTATTAACAGATAATTCATGGAAGAATGTTTCTATGGTTGCTCAATGGGATCCAACCGATCCTACAATTCAAGACTCAACACTAGGAAACTCAAACAATAGTACGGTAGTACAAGCCTATGCTACAGCAAACAATATAAGTTATGCTGCGGCTGTTGCTGCTGGTACTGTTAGTACAACAACTAGAGCTTATATTACTTATGGTACTGATACCAAGACAGCAAGAGAATCGCTAAAGGCTGTTACCCTAAGTTCTTCTTTAATTATTCTTAATACAAATGTATATGCTGGGTTTAGTTCAGATGTAAACGGTAAGTTGTTTGATCTAGGCGGTATTGCTACAGCTATCGATGATATTCGTGGTAGAAAAATAACATACTTTACAGCAGCTAAAGTTACTAAAGTATTTGATACAGGTCCAGACAATTTACAAAACACACCAGATGATGTCTTCCTAGGTTACACCCCAGACAGTGTAAATGGTAACTATATTTCAGTTGATGATTATTTGTTTGATAAACCTGGGTTAGCTTTTCTAGGGCAACGAGTAAATGACGCTAGTGTTATAAAACTACCACCACAAAAAGATGATTGGTTCAGTAACAATACTAATATTACAACAGGAGATAACAAAGCACAACTGATGTTAGCTGCTTTGTATGACTCAACTCACCCACTAAAAAATATTACAGGTGGTGTTGGCGGTAGAGGTAAGATAATGAAAACCCTAAATTCATTTCTAAATCTTATTTCTGGTTATTACAGATTTATTTCTTTTTCAGAAGCTGAAATTTATGGTTATGGTAATACTGCATTCCTAGCAACTCAAATGGTAGTTGGTAAAGCATACCTTATTATAACAACTGGCAGTACAGACTTTACAGCCCATGGTGCTGCAAACAGTAATCCAGGTACAACCTTTGTTGCTACCAGTGTAGGCACAGGAGATGGCACAGTAAAGGATGCTGTGGTTGGTGCGGGTAATCCTTATTTACAAAAAGTCAGAACACCAGATGAGTGGTCTTATATTGATCCCAATAGAATGCCACACAAGTTATCTTTGAATATAGTTAATTCATCCCCTGTCTTTTCTATTAAACCAATGGATTGGAAACCAAGAGAATCAGGAACTAAAAACTCTAATCCCGGCCCCAGTATTTTTAAGACAGCAGATGGACTAGCTCTAAAGCATGTTCGCATAAAATCATTAGCTGTCTTCAAAGATAGGTTGTGGTTTTCTGCTGATGATTCTGTATTCTCATCAGCTCTTGGTAAGTATGAGCAATTGTTTATTGATGATCCTACAAATATTGTAGACTCGGATCCAATTGATGTACGAGCATCTTCAAACACATATGCTGAAATAGTTACTATGTCTCCGTTTGAAAATTTCTTATTTATAAACACCAAAGCAAACATGCAGTTTCAATTGATGTCTGCTGGTGGTGAAGGAACAAACTTATCACCAACCAATGTTTCTATTTCGCCCGTTACTTATTATTCAACAGCAGCCTTTGTTGACCCCCAAACAATTGGATCTCAACTTTATTTCTATGATTCTCAAAGATTGTATTTATACATGGGCGAAGGTAAACTAGGTCTTGCTTCAGCAGTTGAAGTATCTGCTTCCGTAACTGGTTATCTTCCAAAAAACTATAGAGCTGCTTGTACAGCACCTACCCATGACTCAATCCTGTCGGTTGATAATGACAACCCCAATAATATTTATTTATATACTGTTCGATTTAGTGGTGACCGTTTAATTCAAAGTTCATTCTACAGGTTTATACTGAGTCAAGCCAGTAACATTCAATCTTTACAAGCATACAACAGTTATTTATATGCCGTTGTAAAAAACAATAATAAATTCTTTTTACAAAGAACTAATTTACTACCAGATTCTATAGAAACTCCTAGATTAGATGATGTTTTTGTTGTTAAAACTAAGTCAACAGGTAATAATCCAAATACGGTTTATGATATAGCAACCAATACAACAACCTTTAAAATACCTCTTGAACTACCGTATAATACTGAAGGATCGCTAGTTGTGTTTGGTACAGACTGGAGCGGTGAAACTCCAAACACAGTTTTAACTGGTCAAGTAACAAGCCAAGCTAACCACAAAGAGTTTATAGTTCAAGGTAACTATAGTGAGTCTAACAAAACAGTTTACTTTGGTAACAAGTTTAATTTAAATGTTACCCTCAGTCCTTTGGTTGTTCGTGATCAAAACAATCAAGTACTAGAAGGAAGTATGTCTGTTAGAGCGGGTACCATAAGACATGCAAACTCTGGTAACTACTCTATCAGTGTTTCATCTAGAACAAGAACACCAATGGTATCATCATTCTTTCCAAACTACTCTGATATAGTTTTAACTGAAGATTCTTTACCGCTTGATTTAGTAGATGTTAATGGTGAGTTTACTTTTAAAGTATTTGGTTATTCAGATTCTACTGTTATCAGTATTAACTCTGATGCAACAACACCAGTAAATATTACGGGCATAGATTTTAAAACAAAGTTTAGGTGGAAATCAAATACAGTTAATACCTAAGGAGGTATAATGAACTCTGCTGATTATACAAAAAGAGTTTTGGGATCTCTTGCCCAATCAGATTTATCCCAAACAACAGTTAAAAATTTTACGGTAGCTGGTCAAGTTCCTGCTACTTTAGCCCAAGGTGAAATAGCCGTAAACATAATAGATAAAAAACTGTGGATTGGAAACATTCTTAATGTTCCCGTTTTATTTATTAATTCTACAGTTGCTCCAGCTGCTCAAGGAGTAAACACTCAAGTTTTATTTAATGATAGTGGTGTTATAGGTGCCCATGCGGGATTAACATATAATAAAAATACCAGCACTCTTACAGTTACTAATTTAACAGGTCTAACTAATGTTACTGGGAATGCGGGAACGGCTACTCAACTATTGTCATATAGAAACATTGCTTTGGGTGGCGACGTAATTGGAAATGTAAACTTTAATGGTTCTGGAAATGTAACAATTAATACATCAATACCAACAATTGATGGAGGAAGCTTTTAATGCCTAATGTAATTCAAATTAAACGAAGAATAGCTGGTGGTGGATCAGGTCAACCCAATTCCCTAGCAGTAGGAGAACTTGCTTATAGTGAAGTAGATGATATTTTATATATTGGAATATCTGGTAATAATGTTGAGGTACTTGGTGGTCTGGGTGCTTTTGTTAATTTAACAAGTAACCAAATTATTGCTGGTAATAAAACATTTACTGGTGCTACTGTCTTGGGTACTCCTAATTCTGGTACACTGACAAACTGTACTGGTCTACCTATTTCGGGCGGTGTTTCAGGTTTGGCTAGTAATGTTGCTGCTTTTCTAGCAACACCCAGCAGTGCAAATCTTGCTTCGGCTGTAACGGATGAGACTGGGACTGGCTTTCTTGTGTTTAACACTAACCCTACTTTTGTTTCACCAGCTCTAGGTACTCCGCATTCTGGTACACTAACAAACTGTACCGGCTTACCCGTTAGTTCATTAACAGGAACACTACCAGTAGCCAGTGGAGGTACAGGTGTTACAACATCTACTGGGTCAGGTAATGTTGTGTTATCTGCCAGCCCCACCTTTACAGGAACAATAAGTGCTGCTGACTTAACACTGAGTGGAAACTTGGTTGTTAACGGAACAACAACAACCGTAAACTCTACCACAGTAACTTTAGATGATCCCGTTCTTACACTGGGTGGGGATACTGCTCCAATAAGTGATAGCAATACAGATAGAGGAATTGAATTTAGGTGGTACGACTCAGCAGCCAAACTAGGTTTCTTTGGTTTTGATGATAGCACTGGGTATTTTACTTTTATTCCAAATGCAACTGATTCTTCTGGAGTTTACAGTGGTACACAAGGTGATATAGAAGCATCTAACTTTAGAGGCAACCTAATAACCAATAACACAACAATAGATTGTGGAACATTCTAATGCCCAATAAAATACAATTTAAAAGGTCTACTACAAATAATGCTGTGCCAACCGCAGGGAATCTAGATGCTGGTGAACTTGCAATAAATACTGTGGATGAAAAGATATTTTTTAAAAATAATGGTGGAAGTGTAAAATCTTTATCTGAGTCAACAGACTTAATAGATAACTTAGTTACTATAGCAACCGAACAAAGCATTACCGGTAACAAAACATTTGACGGACTCGTAACAGCTAATGCTGGAATAGAGGCACTTAATCTTACTTTGCAACCAGGTACCGAAGATGCAGGCCCATTATATTTTAATTCAGGTGATTTATTAATAAACCAAGTAGTAAACAACATGAATGCAGGTCAAGCTGCAATAGAGTTTAATGAAAATCGCTTGTATGCGTCGAATGTTAATAACAAACGCGCTTTAATACCAACAGAACATTTTGCCGTAATCACTACAACAAGAAGCATTAACAGTAGTAACGCTTTTCAGAATGTATTTGATAGTACTAATGCTATAATCACACTCGCACCAAGTACAACATATACCTTTGAAGGACTTTATCGAATTGCTAGTGGTACTGTGTCGCACACTACCCAAGTGATATTTAGTGAGACAGGTTTGGGTGGAACGGCGGGAACGTGGTACTGGTTTGCACTTACTCACGGTGGAACAGCGGGTACTACTACCCGAAGTCAAGATACTGTACATTTTACAACCGCTGCGGGTGGTGCTGTAAATGCTACTTCCACCAATGCCTTAACAACTGTGTGGTTCCGTGGTGTAGTTACGACACCCAGTGATTACGACTCAACAGTAACTCCACAAATTAGATTTAATATAGCACCCACTGGAACAAATCAAATCGGTATAGGAACTTTCATAAAATTCTCTCCAATTGGAACCAATACAGTTCAATCAATCGGACCATGGAGCTAAAAGATATTCATAATATTAAAAGGAATAAATAATGACATATACAAACACCCCCGTTATAACCAGTACCACAGGGCTGTGGTCCAACGCCAATGGTATATCTTTTAGCAGTATTAATACAATACCCAACATTCCATTTAATGCACAACTAGAAGTAGAAAGAGTTTTTTCTTCAGACAGAGATGGAAGCACTTCAGTAATTACAAATTTCTTAACTGATTTAAATGTAAAACAATCAGACAAAAGAGAATTGTTCTTAGTTCCCAACAGTCGTTTAACAATAAACAACCAAACTAAAACAATAACAGCAATCAACTTACCATCTACTGGTGATGTTTATAATTTTGTTTATTATAAAACAAACACTCCAAATGTGCCAGAAACAATTAAAGTACCTGCTATAGTGGATAACTCCAATATAACAATTAGAAGAAAAACTGTTAGCAATATTCCTTTAATTAGTTGGGTACCAGGTTCTAAATTAACCAGCTCTCAGTTAAACTTACAGACAACTCAATTTCTATATTTAGCACAAGAGTTACTAGATAGAGTTTTTATTCTTACAACTACAAACTATAGCCTAGTGTTTAACCTAGCTAACAATACGGTAAACACCTTACAGATTATAGATGGAGCTGTTACCCCCAGTAAAATATCCACAGCTAATACTCCTTGGTCTTTTAATGGAACTGTCTCTGTACTTGCGCCCACAGCAGATGCTAATGCAACGACTAGATTATACTCTCTGAATAGATTATTTGAGCATGGGGTTATGACTAAAGATGACTCAGCCCCTAGCTCTAGTGCCATAGACATTCTAGAAACCGCACCAACTGCTGGTGCTTCTGGTTTATGGTTTAACCCTAAGTCTGGTCAACTAAGTGCTTGGGCTGGTAATGCTTGGGTTGCTGTGGCTGGTACTCCTGTTACTACGGCTAACCTAGTTTCAACAAATACAGTTCAAACCTTAACAGCTGCTAAGACATTTGCTGCGGGTACTGTGGTACCGTTTACACAAACTGGTACGGGTGCTGTAGCTAGAACTGTTGGTGCCAAGTTAAATGAATTCATCAGTGTTAAAGACTTCGGCGCGGTCGGGGATGGTGTGACGGATGATACGACCGCGATTCAGGCAGCAATCGATGCTGCTTCCGGGAAGATCGTCGTGTTTCCGCGTGGTGCATACAGAATCAATTCCACGGTCAACTTGCCGACCGCCGGAATCACGATTGATCTGGGCAAATCCACCATCTTGCCGTATAGCACATCGCGTGGCCTGTATCGTGCCGCCCCTACTGCCACGGCAACCACGACTTGGTCATCCGGGTTTACACGCGGAACGACGGTTCTCGGTGTCGGCAGCGCAAGTGGCATGGCTGTTGGTCAGTGGCTTGTTGTTGAGCCAGTAAGAACCGGAAATAAAAATCATGAAGTCGCAGCTCACGCCTCAAAAATCGTCAACATCAGCGGGACGAACATTACTATCGCCGATCCACTTCCAATGGATTACACAGACATCGCAACGGCTGAGTATCTAAACATCAAGACATACACCGCGTTGCACGGAGATTTACAGATTGCGAACGGCTCCATCGACAACAGGAACAGCGCAGCCAGTCCGGCATTTCCGGACTATGGTGTCGGACTTGTCGTGCATGGCTATGAAAACGTGCTTGTTGAAAATGTGGAATTCATTGGTCCAAACATCACGGATAATGAAACACGATCCCCGTGCGCTATCAATGGTCCGTCTTTGAACGCAACGGTCAATCAATGCAGGTTTCATAAGTTCGTGCATGCTGGTCAAGTGTGTATATTTTTTATATGCAACAAGGCGGCACTGACAAACTCAACTATCGATGGGAGCGGTTTTGGAGTAACATTCATTGGATGCGGATATGGGGAGGCAGCATCTAACTACGTGATTGGCCGCTTCCGTGACGAGCATAGGCAAGGTACACTACTATCGATTCGCGGAATCAAGGCACGCGGATGTGCTCAATGTGCCATCCAAGACAACTATGTGTCTGAATACGACTCCGCAACAATGATCGAATACACGGAATCGTTCCTTATCAATGGGAACTATTGCATCAACAATACCTATCATCCACCAGGAGGTATACTTCTATCCTCTAGTGGAGTCACAATCAACTCTGGCAACTCGCATGCGGACAAACCAACGTCATGTACGATTACAAGCAACATCGTGATTAACAGCGGAGGCACCGGAATTTTTACGATGAATCCCATCGATTCTATCGTTGTTGACGGCAACATCGTCCGCAATGCCCTACGGTACGGAATTTACGTTCAAGGTGGGAAAAATGCCGTTGTCACCAACAACAGTTGCTATGACTGCCTGCAAGATACTACTGTATTTTTTGATGACAAGGCAGTCATCACAAACCAAGCAACTCGGGGTGTGATCGACGGAAACTCCGTATACAGTGTGGCGAACACAAAACCAGCTGCGGTCGGCTCCAATGTTTACACGATGATTGGGATGGGCAACTGGTCTACGACGCAGCGCGTGCGGAATCTTGCAAACCCAACGCAGATTGGTTTTATTCCACAAGCAATAAACGCGACCGTGACAGGTGTGGTCCCAATCAACAACAACTCAGATTGGCAACTTCCGATTGCATTGTGCGGGATCGGTTCATTGCCAACACAAGATAATTTATTGACTCAAGCAAACGCTAGGGCACCGACGCTTGCTCCATCAACGCATAGCAGTGGTGCTATCCATACAAGCGAAAGCCTGTATTTCAATCTCACTGGAGCTGCATTCTTTATTGTTTGCGTTAACAACAGATCGGTGCTTTGCTTTGGTGATTTTAACATGGCAGGAATTTCTCTAATTGCTACGGGGACAGCGGATGTGTTCAGCAACACCATCGGAACACCAAACCGAATCAACATCACGAAAGATTCTTCGTCGAATCAAGTCCGTATTCAAAACGGCACGGTAGGTCCGCAAAGCATTTCAATTTGCGCGTTTGGATGCGTTCCGACATCAATTACGGTTGGCCCATGAACTCCCCACACCACGACAATCTAACTCATCCCCCTTACATAAGAAAGCAGTAACTATAAATGCCTAATACATCCATATCCTTTCCCGCAAACCCAGCTGTTAACCAGCAATATACATATGGTACAACAACATATGTCTGGACTGGTACTAACTGGATGACCTACATTGACTCAGCCTCGCTGATGCCAACAAACCCAGCTGCAATGAATAGACAACTATTCAGTGGAACGGGGGCACAAACCCAGTTTACCCTAGCATCAAACCCTGGTGCCTTGGGCAATGGAACTAATATTTATATTAATGGTATTTATCAACAACGAAATACTTATACTGTTGTTGGGACAACACTGACATTTTCCGCAGCACCTCCTGCGGGAACTAATAATATTGAAGTTGTTAATTTTGTTTTGTCAAATGTTTCTACGGTTGATTCTTCTTTTGTAACTTATTTACCAACAGGTGCCGGTGCGGTTACCCGCAGCGCGGCGAGCAAGTTCGGTGAGGTCGTAAGTGTTGAAGATTTTGGCGCGGTTGGAAACACGACCACGGGACTTGATGGCAACGATGACACTGTTGCAGTGCAAGCAGCGTTGACGGCGGCGGTGACACTCAACGGACGCGGCTTCGTCCGATTTACTGCGGGCAAGGCATATCGCATTACGGCAACGCTAAACGTACCAGCAAGCGTCACGGTCGATTTCAGCAACGCATTCCTTTATGCGCCTACGGTTACGACGCTGTTTAGTCTTGGGGGGTCGGCATGTTTGAACGGACAACTCGGGTTTGTGCAAACAAGCGGCAATGCTGGTGCAGCAATCAAGAAGGCGACTCCAGGTACTGGGTCTGCGAACCACATCACCGGGCTGTTTGTGTTGAGTGCATTGAACGCCCGCGTAGCTGGCTCCATTGGCATTGACGTCACGGGGTTCATCAACTCCACGATTTCCGCAGATGTTCGATTCTTTGAGAAGGCGTTCGCAAACGACACGTCAGTCATTACGGCAACGACGTACTACAACCAGTTCCTGAACAGCCGATGCCTCGGTTGCGTTCGCGGGATCGACTTGTCAGCAACAGCCACGAACATCATCAACGGAACCGACATTCATTCGTTTGACTTCAACGGACAAGCCAATGGCGTGTGCGGAATCAGGTCAGATTCTGGCGGGACCATCACAATCATCGGTGGTTACATTGAGGGCATGAATCCCACGGACGTGAACGCTAGAGGCATTCTGGCATTGAGCACGCTTGGCTCGGGAGCAACCACATTGTCGATCATCGGAACCGCCCTAGACACCTCAAGTTCGGTGGCGAACTACGCCATTGAGTTCGGTGCCAATACGACGGGATGCGCCGTTCATGGCGTCCGGTTTGGTGGTGGATGGTCTTCAACGGCAAAGACAATTCTTGCCGACGCGACGGCACCATACATATTCACCGGGGCTGGAACGAACACGCATGCGCGATTCGGAAAGACTGGTGCCGGAACAGCGGGTAGTGTTGGCGAAGTTCTCTGCAATCAACTGACGGCAACGAAAGTCGTGCAATCCGCAGCACTTGCTGCTGACAATGCTGCGACATTCAATAACACAGCAGACGGCGACGGGATATCAATTACTACGGCATCGGCCACCACGACACGGCCCAGCATTGCTTGTGCGCGTACCGCTGAAGGTCGCGTGATTTCCACAAGTGTCGGTGAGAGCGCATACCCCGCGATTTTTGTTGGCACAGGCTCGCCGGAAACGGTGTATTCGGCGCAGCCTGGGTCAATCTTCCTTCGTCGTGACGGCGGGGCAGGAACGTGTTTCTACGTCAAGGAAAGCGGAACCGGGAACACTGGGTGGGTCGCCAAGTAAACGGATCAAATTATGCCCATGACCTCCCCACACCACGACGAACGAGCCTAACCATGCCCATGATCTCCCCTTATAATAAACTAACAAGGAATATATTATATGTCAATGACTAAACCAACTTCAGAACAGGTTACATTCCAGCAGGCAATGCCAGGTTCGTTGCAGGTTCTTGCATACGACAAGTTGCGGGAAATGGCAATCAGCATTGAGGAGTTTGCGGTTGGCGGATGGACGGTAAATTCTGCATCCGACGCGACTCCGACCTTCAATGCTGCGCTGGCGGCGATTGCAGCTGGGACATCCAAGACGCGAACTCTCTATCTGCCGCCCGGCTTGTACTGGTTCAACACGAAGCCGAACAACATCACCGCAAGCACGCAGATTGTCGGCGCGGGGATGAATCGAACGTACGTCTACAAGAACTTCGTCACGGCCAATCCGGGCGATGGCATCTTTAACTTTCGCGGCGGTCCTGGGATCGGGTCGCAGTCCTCTGGGGTGTATGCGCTCAACATCACCAGCCTGGCAAGCCCGACAAGTTCCGGCGGATGCCTGATATCCGGGGTTTCGTCGCCCAACACCGCGGGCTTTACGGGAATCATCGGCTACGTGATCTGCCGCGATCTTTACCTGACCAGCGGTGGATCGGGGCATGACTACGCGATCTATCTTGACGGATCAAATCCGGGCGTGTATGTCCGCACGTTTTACATCACGAATTGTGTAATCTTCGGCGGTGCGCTTGGAGCCATGTACGCATATTCATGCATCAACCTGAATGTCACTGGCTGCGACTTCGTGAATGCCGGAGGCGCCCTTAACACTGGTGGAAAGGTCGTGCTGTCTGGACCGCCGAATTACCCGACTCAAGCCTTCATTCAAGCCCACAAGCTTTCAGGCGGGGTCGAACTGGATCGATGCCATCAGACAACGATTATTGCAGGCGGTATTGGAAATATGATCACGAACACCGCTAACACGCAGTACGTCCATGTATCTGCTGGATATTGGACTGGGGCGCAAAACAACTGGCAGTTCTCCACGACCAGCACGGGAAATACTGGCATTACCTCGACGGCGGAGATAGACGTCAGCGGACGAATCAATTCCTCTCAAAATATTACGGCTAGCGGAAAGGGCGTCACAGGAATCTCCTATCCGACTGGATCGACTGCATGGGGAATAGTTAGTGCTGGCGCAGTTGATACTGGCGTGCTGAACACCACGATTGCCGTACCGGCAGCGGAATCCGTCAGGTTCTCGTGCGGATCATCAAAGTTGTTTACGGTCAACACTGGTGGTGGTGATGGTTGCCTGGCATACGCGGATTACAAGTCTGCAACCGTATCGCTAGTAAGCAATCCTAGTGGCACGTTCACCAATGCAACCGGCACGGCAAGTCGCATCAGTTTGACCAAAACGTCAAACAGCCATGAAATCCGCGTGATGAATGAATTCGCTAGCTCGCAGAACATAACGATATGCGTCTTTGGTACCATCCCGATTAATTTAACCCTTGGAGTCTGACATGGAAACAAACGAACAACCATTGCCAACTATGTACCGCAAGCACGATCCAAAACACGTGGTCGATATTGACAACGTGTGGCCGTTGATTCCGGTTACTGACGAAACTTACCAAGCGTGGTTGGCTGCTAGCAATCAGCCACTTGAGCAGGACGCCACATGACCTCCCCACACCACGACGAACTGTTCCTCGCAATCGGCAGGCTAGAAGGTAAAATGGATGCATTACTTTCTATGCAGCAATATCAACAAGACCAGCTCAAGGATCACGACTCTCGCATCCGATCCCTT